TGTTATCGTCTTTTAGCTTCTCTCAGCGTTTGTCGGATACTTTCCTTTGATTCGCGTCACCGACTTCGTACTTAAAAAACTTCGGGAACTTTTTGGAAAACCTCAGCTCGCTTTTTTAAAAGGTCTTAGCCACTGTTTTCGTAGTGCTCATCTATATGTAATTTTTTTATATCTGTCTCTACTATATACTACTTACTATAGTATTTATTCAAGTTGAGAGAAAATAAAGCACGAATGTTGAGAAAGCGTCGAGAATAGTACTATACAAATGTATATTGTGCGGTTTTGCTTGTTTTTGCCGTTGTAAGGTGGGTTTAGAATGCCCTCAATCGCGTGTCGCTGTCCGCAAACGGATCTTTCGCGATTATTCGGGTATGGATACCTTTTCTTCCATTCCGTCCAGTGACAGCCCCTTCTTGGGGAACCTCTCGACGTACTGGAATAGCGCCATACGTGATAGCGCCGATAGTGTCAGACCTTTTCGCTTTGCGTATGCCTTGAAGAACGCATCCTCTGTTTCGTCGAGGCTGAACTGTGTCGTTTTTGTTTTTGCCATGCTTATAATATACCAGATTTCTGAGCTTTGAGATAGTCTGAAATAGCGTTAAGGATCGCGCCGACCACGATCCCGATTGCTATTCCAATACCTCCGCTTTCAAGGATCAGGGTGATACGTTCCGCTTGCCAGGATTGCTCGGCCTTTTTCGATGAGTCTTTTATATCGCTTATTTCCTGCCTGAAGATCTCGATTGATATCTCTGCCACTTCGTATAGCTTCCCCTGCTCGATTAGCTTCTTGTCCTGCGCTCTTCGCTCCGTCTCGAATTGCTCGAAGGTTCTGTCGAGTTCCGCTTTTTGCTCGTCCGAGTAACACCATTCCGCTGACAACCGCGCCGAGAATGAAAAGAAGAGCACCACCGACAATATAAAGAATACCTTTAAGTTTCGACATTTCATTTCTTCTCCAAGACGGTCACGCCCAGCAATGCCGCGCCCATGATGCAGAGCGGCCATAGTATATTCCCTGCCTGTCCCGGGTCTTGAATGATAGCGTATCCGGCTACCAGTATCGCCGTTGCGATTGTCACAAACGCCGCGACCCGCTTGCTCGACGTGTTACCTTCTTTGTCTTTCAATAGATTGCTCATACTTCCCACCCTTCTGGATTAATTCTATTCTCCCAACGCTGCCAACGGTTACTTGTGTGGATCTCCCAGTGCGCATGTGCTCCTGTTGAGTATCCCGCATTCCCGACATAGCCAATTATATCGCCCTCGACGAATAACTTTCTCGGCGTGTAGTAAGCATGAATCGGGAACCGTCGATCTTCTGTTTCTTCGATGCTCAAGATCTTGTCGAAAATGTTTTTGTTGAACAGCTGATTCGAGTAGCTGTGACAAATAACGTGTGTTCGATACTCGTCCGCTGATCGAGCAATGATCACCCCGCCGAATGTATCGTAAAAATAATTGCACCACGGCATGAGTCCGAAGTCTTCGATCTCTGGCATCTCGGGCCAATACATTCCCGCTTTCGGTCTGTATGCAGCCCACGCGAAAGTGAACCCGTTCTCAGGCATATATATCGGCGTACCTCTTGGAGCTGCGAGATCAATCGCACCGTGAACATGATCTCGTTCGTCGAGCGGTTTCGACAGTGGTCGTTGCTCTGTGAAGTTCGTTGTCAGCTTGCCGATTACTGGGTTCATGGTATTGCTGCTCCTATCATCTTCCCTATCCCTTCTGCATCGACTGCACCTATCGCCAGAAGAAACCACGCAGCCCCGGTTAGTGTGACGACAAAGGTCACAACGATAATAATCGTGCCGACGATACGTGGAATCTTCGGACGTTTGTTTGACTCTGAATCAACTTCTTTCTCGCCCTCCATCTTCGATACGATACGAACCAGTTTCTCGACGGTTTTGCGTATGATAGGAACATCAGTAGAAAGCCCGTTGAATAGCTTCTCTCGAATTTGCTGATTACTCTTTTTAAGATCTCGTATGTCACTCTGGATCTGATCAAGCTCTGCTGATTTTGAACACATATATACTATTTGTTCAGACATTCTGTTTCTCCACAATCGGGCGAATACCTATTTTTAACTTCGAAATTGCTTAGTCCTCAACCCATTCGACTTCTATCGTCGAGACGATATTCGCAGCTGTAGGATTGACTCGAAAGATATATCCGGTTGACGTTTTGTATACCTTCTTCGAACGACCACCAGCCGATGCTCCTTGAGCGGTGAAGATCCCCGACCCACCACCTTGAACAAGACCGAGCAGCGTTCCTGATCCGAGCAGAGTACCGCTTCGGCGAACGCTTGAGAGATTGCTTCTTGTGCTGTTGTGATTGTTGTTTAACACGACAGAGGCGACACCGCTTGCTGAAACTGTACACGATCTTCGTGTCGAGAATTCTGCTCCACCCGAAGACGTAAAAAACACCGTTGCATGAACTTCGACTGTACTGTCTGGCACCATCAAATAAACTTCTCCAAATACGCCTACACTCATCGAGCGAAATACTTCACTCGCCGAGAACATCTTTCCTTCATGAACCTTTAGGGTTTGAATATCTTCTGTAACGAATGCTTCCGAGTCTGCGTCCCACGCAACGTCATGAATTGATTTTAAATTTGACATAATTTTTTTTCTCCCATGGCATATCTTCCAATGCCGTTATAATATTTTGAACTCGGCACCATGCGTGTCGCTTACTTCTTTCCAATTTCGAACTTGATATAAATCTCTTCATACGCCCCCTCCCACTGTGGCGATATTTCTGCATGATAAAGAAACGGTACGATAGGGTGCATACAATAATGCCGAAACCCTGCCTCAATGAATTGAAACTTGATTCCGGCGTTGAAAGAATAAAACACGTCTACCGGTATAAACGGGTTCGGCGCATCTTGTGTTCTCAGATTGGTAGTTATCCCGCCACCAACGAAAAATAAATCAAACATTTCTGCCTGAATATCCATCTTTACATTCGCACTACCGACAAGAGATTCTGTTCTCACGATATCCGTTTCGTAGGTTTGAATAAAACCCAACGGGAGCATCGCCATTTCGAAAACAAAAAACATCGATAACCACTTCATACTGTCCTCCTAAATTACATGATCTATATAAATAAAACCGCGATTGAAGCCCGTCGAATTGAACGTTGCATCGTCAAAATATTCACCCGTGACTCTTGCAATCGTCACGTCACTCGCCGTACAACGAACCGTCCCTCCTGGCGTTGTGCTGGCTGCGCTTGCGAAATATCCAATTGGAATCGAATATGCGTCATCGTCTCTCCGTATCATTACATGTACATTCCGAATGTTCAAAATATTCAGTCCGTGCGCGATATTTACAAACGTTGTTCCTGACATATTCCAATCGCCGATTTCCAAAACCTTCTGAACCATATTCACAATAGTGACAGTTGAACTCACGCCAACGCTGTTGACTTCATATCCCGAACTCTTCCAGTCCGGTCCTTCGACGAATACCGTGGACGACTGGAAGCTCTTTGCCCCCGTGAATACAGTATCTCCGTCCTTGAGATATATCGTGTTGTCCATCAAGCGATCATAATCTGCCTTCTCTGTCGGATCGCCTACTGAAACCGTGCTGCTATTCCAACCCATATTACCACCACCTTGATCTATTTAAGCTTGTCGCGTCTTCGTCATCGATCAGCCCGTCTGTATCTGTCCAGAATCCCCACGTCTCGAACGCATAGTTCTTTTGAGCTTCTGTCCAGTCTTTATCATAAGCCGTAACAGCTGCGCCGCCAAGAAGCGTAGGGAATGAAAGATCATCGTCTGTCCAGAAACCGACTCCAGCGCCGATACCTTTCAAGTCGTTGACGATGAAACTCATTTCGTTTGTTTTGAAATTCTTGAGAATCGAAAGCAGATCGACTCGTCTCTCAGAAAGCCAGGCAATGTCTGCGTCTTCTCTTCGTCGTCTGAAAGAAAGAATCATCTGATCGCCCATGTTCTTACTCGCGAACTGTAGATTCGTAACGTATGAGATCTCAGCGATCCCGCTCTCGTACAGCATTTTCAATCTGTCGAGCCAGACCTTCGCCCCGCCCTCTGTCGATAGCAAGGTCCCAACCGTTCGGCTTTTCGTTATGTCATAGATTCGTTCTGTGTCGGTTGAGCTTGTCGTCTCGTAGGCGTAAGTATCAGCTACCCATTTCTTAACGTACCCACAGCGAAAGATCTGTCTGATCTTGCTTGTCAATGCCACGGCTTTGAATGATCCGTCTTTTATATCGAGATCAGAAACAATGTCGAGATCCGCTTCTGCGATAGGTGTGAATACTTTGACAGCGAAATCACCATCGTTGTCGAGATAGAATGTTCCAAGACACGACTTCATGAGATCGCCGATTGCATTCATGATCGGTTCATATTCGTTCATAACGAGTCCGCAGGGATACGATTCTGCTTTTGTGATAGCCAAAGTCTTCGCGTCTGTATCCCAATCTGAATCTGAAAAGCCCTCAAGCTCAAGCAGCTCCTCGAGGATATCAATCGGGTTCTCGATTAGAACACTACTCGCGTCGATGAATCCCGAAACGTCCGCGGTAACTGGATCCCCTGCTGTGTAGTCTGTCGCTGCAATCGTGAACGTACCATCTCCCACCGTCACACTCACAACCGTCTTCGAGATTTCGTTCACGTATGCTGCGGTGACATTCTCAATATCGTGTGTCGTCGTGTCCGCGATCTTGAACGTGTAGTTCACCGGGGTCGGGCTTTCGTCTCTGTTCGTGCAAACAGCTGGCATCTTCTTTACTTTGCCCCACACATGAGGAATCGGCTTGCCTACGTCTTCGGCGTTAAGATCTGAATAGTCTGCTGTCGCGAATGTATCGAAATCGAGCGATGAGGTGAGCTGTTCTTTCTTATCTTGAAACGTGAGAGACATTGTTTTGAGAGTGAATTCCTTTTGTGTAATGATCCCGTCGAAAACCGAAACATATTCTGTATAGGGTAGATCTTCGCCACCGAAAAGAATGTTGAGCTGTTTGTTTTCCCACGCCCAAGATTGGAATATATTATCGAACTCTCCGTCACCGTTTGCGAGAACGATACTGCCGGAGCTTATGATCGATACTCCCCAAAATATATCTTGCTTCGTCTGTCGGATGTTCGGCACAGATTGAAGAGCTGGCTGATAGAAATGATCGTTGAATGTCTTGGCATCGTTCGAGTAATAGACTTTATAATTTGCGACTACTGTATTCGTGCTGAGAGTTGTCCCGGCGCCCCCGGCCACATGAACGTACAGTTTCGACCCGTCATAATAATTGGAACTCGGATTCGCAATACATAACGCCAGTGAAGTTCTATTTACATATCGCACCCCGTCAACGAAGACCGTTTGAACGTCGATCCCTTCACCTATCGCATTATAAAAAACCGTGTCCTCTTGCTCTGTCCAGTCTGTAATGTGCTCCGAAGGATATATCTCGACAAGAAAAGTGAACTGCGCCGATATCTGAGAAGTCAAAGCTGCAAGGGTAGTTATGCTCATCTTTGCTCTCTGAAAACAAGATCTCTGAGATTGAACATCGGTGTATTTTTGTTTCTGTTGAAAACATTGTTGCCTACCAAATACCCGTACACTGTTGACGAATAGAGTTGATCCTCGAATGAGATATAGAACGGCGTATTGTTCTCCACTTCGTCGAGCATATCTTCATAGCCGACTTTCGTTGTGTTGTTGTAATACTGATCGAGAGGATCAACAGAGAGCAACCACTCTTTGAGCTTCTGCTTCTTGTTGAAATACGCTGCGCCTGATTGCGTGACCATGACAGTCGAACGGTTCAGCTGCGTTTTGCGATTGAATGAGATCGTGTTCGTCTGCTTCCCTGCTGGCTCGAAATACTCTCCCGCCCATATTCTACCGAGCTCTGATTTGTCGAGTGTTCTATCGTGCCAGTAGAGTTGGAGGGTTTTATATAGCTTCGGTCCGGTTACGGCTACGGAATCGAAATAAATTATCTCACTTATGGCGAATGTCGCATCCATACTAACATCAAGCGACATCCCGGTTGCGTTTGCGCTGAACGTACCATGCACCGTTATAATTTCAAACGCATTCTCCAAAGTGCCAGTGGATTGAGCTACTACCGCTTGTGCTGCGCCGGAAATACTTTGCAAAAGCCGAACAATTACATCCGTACCCTTCCCTGTCTGCACGGCTGGAGTGTAGACCTTTACTGCGAATATATAACTTTCCCCCGGTAAAAATCCGTGCATATCTGTTGTGTCCGCAGTATCGCAAAACCGCCACCTCGCCCCTGTTCCTGCGGCATTGTTTTTTGTCATTTTGATTGCAAGACTTCCTGCCGCTACTTGTGTTGTTGAAAACGTCCCGGAAGCATTAAATAAACTTGGCGTTATTTCTCCGCGCACCATCGGGGGTGTGAGTTCTTCGAGAGAGATATCGTCAACATAAATATATTCGTTTGCCGCAGCCGCACTTACGATTGTCAATCTCAATGCAAAACTAGCGATAGTGCTATCTGCCTGAAAAATAATTTGCAAGGTTTCGAACGCATCTTGAGTTGTCGGCAACGCATTAGTCGTGACCCATGCCGCAGATACATATTCACGTATTGCGAGCCGCACTTCATTCGCCAACGGACCACCCGATGAAGGAACATACATCTTGCACTCTGCCTTATACCATCTTCCTGCCGTGAGTCCTCTAAGATCGGCAACGTCAAGCGCATCGTGCAGATATACATCGACCTGCCCCCCGAACGCCGCTGTTGTTTTCACTATCTTGAGAGAATACGTCCCTCCGTTTGCTTGAGACGATGATAGCTCCACGGTTGCGTTAGTAGGCGTTATTTGATCTTCACCTCGAATAACCGGAAAGGCGACTTCTTCAATCTCGATGTTGTCAGTATAAAAGAATTCCGTATCGGCTGCCGTTCCGGTAGCGAACACCCCCAAGCGAAACCCTGTTGCTGTTGAAGGCAACGTGAGCCAGTATTCGATAGTTTTCCATATGTCCAGTACTGAGGGGCTTCGCCTGATGTCTACCCATGCCCCGCTGTTGTAATATTGAATAGCAATATCCGCTTCCCCTACAGCCATTCCGCTTGCAGTAGTGACAAGAATATCCATGGAAAGTTTATATATTCGACCTGGAATCATCCCATGTAAATTTGTTGTCCCGGTATCGTCTGCGAGATACACTGTTGAAGCAGTCCCTGACGCAATCGCTTTCGTATGCTTAAAACTGTACGTGCCACCGTTGCTTTCTTCTGCCGATCTTACCCATGTACAATTATCAATAGTTGCCGAAAGTTCGTTCTTCATCGCGGGGGTAGTTGCAGATTCGCAATCGCCCCTATCTATCATATCTCGCCAAGCATTCCCGCCTTCACAGTCTCCGTTGTCTATGAACTCTGTCGGCACACCTTCGCAGTCTCCACCTATGATAATCTCCGGTGCCGAGGGTTCGAGAGAGATCAAGCCCGATGTGATAGTGACCGTTGTACTCAACGCGATCCCTTCTTCGAGATTATACGGTCCGCTGAATAAGCCTGATTGTGTCGCTCCTCTCAATATCATCGTACCTGTCTCTGTCAGATTGTGGTTGTCAACGATGAACGCTGAGACTGTCTGAGTCGCTGAAAGATCGATATTGATTTCGTGCTCGTTGCCGAGAACCGCGACTGTCGATGTATAGATTCTGTCCGCGGAGTTGTACCCTGTCGCGTGATCGAATCCAAGCAGAACGGCAATTGTGTCGTCTTTGGTGTCGGGATCGTCGAACGATAATCTGAGAAACCCGTCACTGGTTGACGAACGCTTGATCGTGAATTTGCTTCCCGCATACGAGCAGTAGTGATCGGTGTAATCCCCGGTAGCATTCAAGCCCGATTGAATCTTCGCTGCGAGAGTTGCCCCGGTATAAGTCGCAGAGGGAATTGCATACGAGAGAGCATCTGCTGATTTCGAATTGTGAAAAGGTAACAGATTATTCCGCGCATTGACTACGAAATCGTCCTCTGTTCGCCAGATCTTAGACTTGATTCCGTTCTGTATATTTGTGGCCGGTAGAGTTGTTAGCTGTGAACTGAACACCGAGACTGTGCCGCCGTCAACCGCATTATGATACTTGAAGTGAATTATACTCATACGTCCGCCCTTATCGCTTGCGGGTTGATTGCCAGGCGACCTTCATTCGCTGCGCTTTCAACGAAGTCAACCGTGATCTGTCCGACGATCTGCCCGTCAAGCATAACGGGTGCCGCTACGGCTTCGATGTTTGCGGTGATTGACCGCCCTTCGTTGATAGCTTCGAGTAGTCCGGCGTTCTGACTTGCTTGACCTTCGTTGACAATGAACTCACCTGCTGATGCTCGTATCGTGTTCTGATCGACTCCTGATTTCCCGCCGACCCATCCACCTTCCGCGAATGTAGGAAGAGGTGCAGTTCCAACGGCGATACCTTGTATTAAGCCTATACCAGCAGCAGCTACCGAAAGAGCGATACCAGCGACACCACCCGGAGACGCGAGAAACCCGATGATCGCTTGAGCTGTTTTCAGAGCAATATCGAAAATAGCGAATGCTTTGTTCGCCTTTGCTTCCTTTATTTTGATAGCGAGTATTTCATCTGACTTCTCTTTTTCGATTCTCTTCGTCGCCTCTGCGTCCCCTTCTGCTGCTTCAAGACGATCTTTGTATTTTTCGTTGATCTCGCTGATTTCTTTATTCGCGTTTGCCGTGAGTAGCTTTGACACCGAATTGGCAAGCCCCGCGACCATATTCCATGCGCTTTGGATGATCTTTTTCTTTCGATCTTCTGCAACTTTCGTCGCTGCAATGTCTGCCTGTCGATCAGCTTCTTTGCTATCAGCGACTAATTGATCGATAGCTATGAGATCCGTTGCCAGCTGTGCTGCTTGTTCGAGTCTGGTTTCATCTGCTGCGAGTTGATATTCCTCATTTGTAGCCAGTATTGCGAGAGCTTTCTCTTCCGCTTCTGCGTTCATTTCTTGAATCATTTCGTTCGTGGCGATAGCTGCTTCGAGTCTTCTCTCTTCCGCTGCGATCTGTATGTCGGCGATCTCTTTTGCAGTCAAGCCAAGAGCTTTCAACCGCTCGATCAGACTTTGAATAGTTTTGTCTGTGACTTCAAACGGTTCGTCGATTTCTTCTGAACTCAAACTGAGCAACGTCTCAAGAGCTTCCTCGAGGATTTTCTTTTGCTCTGCGACAGCATCGAACGATTCACCCGTTGCTTCTGCGAGTTCGACTTGCTTCTGAATCAGAATATTTTCGTTTGCGATAGTAGCTTCGATCTCTTCGTTCCAGCTCTGCCACGTTCTCGCAATGGTCGCCGTTCCTTCATTACCGTCGAGAGTCACGCCTTCGAGAAGCTCGAACTTCCCAATAGTTTCGTCGAGTATTCCAAGAGACTTCTGCAGTAGTTCGATTCTCTGTTCGTGAATCGGAATCGCTTTCTTCTGAGCTGCGATTTCTGCTTCTGTCATCCCAACGAGAAAGCCTCTTTCGTCGATGTATGAAGCTTGATCTTTCGCTGCTCGTTCTGCGAACGCGAGACTGTCAAGTTCCATTTCGAGTTGCATTTCTCGTTCAGCTCTCATCGTTTCGAGTTTATAGATTCGCTGCGCTGTTTCTAAGTTGAGAGCATTCGCGACTCGATTGATCCCGATTACTGTTCCCTTGATTATCTCGTTATTCTCGTTTGCGAGAGCGATATTATCTTTCTGAACCCCTTTCCATTTGATGTATTGAATGACGAACGCACCCAACGCGACGACCCCTGCAGCTATTAAGCCCCCGGGAGACATAAGCGTTTTGAATAGCGGTATCAATACTCGAACTGCCTGTCCCATTTTCCCCATTGCCAAGAGAGCGGGTCCGAGAGCTGCTGCGAGAGCTGCGACCTTGAGAATCAGTTTCTTCGTTCCATCATCGAGTGACATAAACTTCGCGACCATATCTTTCACTTTCGTCGCTGCGTCTTTGATCAATGGAATCAGAAATTGTCCAAGCTCGACAGCGAGATCTTTGATATCGTTTTTCGTGTCTCGAATGATGTTCGCTGCGCTGTCCTGAGTTCTCGCGTAATCCCCGACAGCATTCTTGCTTTGATCTGTCGCCATTTTCAGAGCTGTGAGTGCTTTCGCTTGCAGCAGACTCGCGCCCTCTGCGTCCATGTAATGTTCGACAAGCTCTTTGTATTCGTCTGAGTCTTGTCTGATTACTACACCGAGAGCTTTCGCCTGTTCTGATTCTCCGAGCATCGCTTTCGTAAGAGCTTTACTTGCGCCCTCTGCGCCACCTGAGAAGTTCGTGAACGATGCAAGATCAGCTGCGAGTTCGTTCACTGCGAGAGATAGATCGAGAGCTGAGTCTTGAGTGAACCCGAACCCTGTCAGCAGATCTCCCGTATCTCCGAGCAGCTGTTGAGCTTGCGTCTGTGCGAACCCGAACCCCTCGACGAGTCTGTCTGTCGCTGCTGTTGCACGTTCACCGATACTGCTGAAAACGACCTCGAACTTTTGCGCTGTCTCTTCTGCGTCGATTGCAGTCTTCGCCATAGCTGCGCCGATTGCGAGAATGGGAGCAGTAATGAACAGCGTCATTTTCTTTCCCGTCTTGGCGAGAGAGTCTGCCATGTCGCTGAATTTCTTCTGAATCGTCTTTGTCGATTTGGTCGTCTTCTTTACTGCATCATCCAAACCTTTGTTGAAATCAGCGTCATCGAGTTTCAAAAATGCTCTGAGTGTTCCTACTGTCATGGTAGCCAGCCCAACCCTTTGAGTTGATCGAGTAGCTGATCGCTGCTTTGTTTCTTCGCTTGAAACTTTATTCCAGTATAGTGTGAGATCATCATTTCTATCCGATCAATCTTGACTGAGCCGGGGGGTGTTTTTTCCCATTTCGAAACGAGCAGATTCAACTCTCGCCACGATAACTCATCTTGAATAGTCCCGACTGTGTAACCGGGGTACGCCATCATAATAATATGATAGGCATCCCACTCGTCTAATTGACTCCCGGCTCCGGTGTCGTTTCCGGAATTGTGAAGTCGTCTGGTATCGTCTTCATCAGGTTCTTGAGTCGGGATGTGAAAAAAGGGAGCAGCCATGCCATTTGATTCTGTTCTGCGAGAGCTTTCACGATATTGATCATGAGCCTGATCGAGAGAGCCTCTTTGAGCCACTCAAGTTCCGGGGGTTCATAATCGTCATTCTTATATTCGAAAACAAAATCAAAAAGACGTTTCACGATTGTGAACGTCTGCTCTGAATACTGAATGACCATCGCTGATAGATCGAGTGTTTCAATCCCCGACTGTGATAGGAGACTGCTCACGTTGTCCAGTTCCTTCGTCAACAACAGTGCCAGATTCTTTGCTCTTCCTATCGACATTTCGTTCATTTGAAACTTTGTTCCATTCAGCGAAATACTCTGCGCAGACTCGCTCAATTTTTTCCACACTCCGTTTTCTGAAACCTTTGCCATTATTTTCTATTACCTCCGCGAGATTTTCTTTCGGTAACTCAGTAATGATCCCCTCTGAGCAATCATATATCTGAGCCTGTTCGATTCTGTATACTGCCATGAGCGCGAGTTTATATTCCATCTGCTCTTCTGTTGTCTTAACGCCGTTGTTGGCTATGTGCAAAACTCTTCCCGCGATCTCGTCTGTCATTCCAAACTTCGGCTCTTGGCTTTCCCATGTGTCGTCTGTCGAGTTATGAGACCACGTTCGGGCTCTGTTCTGATCGCCGGGGAAACCGAAGTCAACGCCGACGAGAAAGAAAGGACCGAACCCCATAAAGTTTGCGACTTGCAAAATATTATTGACTACGCAACCAGCGTTGAGAATCGTCGTGCTGATCATCGGGTAGAGAGTGGGATTGACTGCCTCGAATAACTCGCTGCCGAAGATCTGTTTCTTGATCACTTGCACGATCTCTTCAAGCGTCATTCCATCCTTCATAGATTCAGGCTCGACTTGAGATATATGATTCATGAGATAATAGATTTTCTTGCCAGGCCAATTTTCTATTACGTCTGTATCAACGCCCGGGTGAGTGACAAGTGTATCGTCTGCTACGTCATAACCTTCGAGAAACGCTTCCCAATGATGACCGGCGTCATAGTTGAAAATGTAGTCTGTTCGAATCCCCTCATGCTTGCACAGTCCGACGAGAGTCTCAGACAACATGACCGGAATTTCTGACTTTTTTAATAGTTCGATGTTCTTGTCGAGAGAAGGTCCCGCGCCCAAGATGATTGCGGGACCCCTCTTGATTCTACCTTTCGGCCAATCTTTGTTCGTGAAGTTCGGCTGATAATCTTTGAGTGCCGATATCTTCGGCGACCCGGATGCGAATTCGTCAACGATAGTGCGAAGGTTCCATGCTGTCTGATAAACCCAAGTTTGAAACCACGAGCGCATAACGCCCACATTTCTTTCATTATGTGTCTGAGAAATCCCTTCGCCCTTCTTGATCATTTACGCCTCCACTCCCCATAGAAATAGCTGTTGAACAGGGTTTCTCGACTCATCTGCTAACAGTTTGAATGTCATCGGTACGCCACCGAACTCAGCTGCCATTTGAATGGCAACGTCCGATGCGCCGATCTTTTTTGCTCTCCATGCGTGAAACATGAGTGCTTTCCCGTTCTCAAGATCATGCACGACTTTCAGCTCTGCTTCGAAATCGACGAGCTTTCCACCCACGTACACTACGTCCGCGGCTGCAGACTGCGTGTATTGAATATGAACTACGTCATTGTCAGAGATACTCCCACCTGCTTCCCTGGCAATCGTTCCTGCCGAGTTGTCTGAGGTGTAGTCTGTGCTGTCCGTGTACTGAGTTTCCCAATCGCTTGAGAAAACCTTCACTGTTCCAGAAGTCCAGCCCGTCCGATCGACAGTCGCATTCGACGTGCCGGACATAAGGTGACTTTCCATGAATATGAAGCCTGAGAGCGTTACAGTCGCAGTCCGAGCAATCGGATCGACTGTGCTGTTTGAACCCCACTGTGAAGCGGAGTCGTAAACATATTGAAGTTGAGACGGTTTCAGATCTGCGACAACAACGTCAACTTCGCAAGTTTCGCCGGTTTTCCTCAGAATGATATCTGAGCCTGTGTCTTCGGCTTTCCCTGCGACTGTATCTTTTGTATATCGAATCGTCGCCATCGACTTAGGTCTCCCGAGTCGAACTGCATTCCAATACAGCTGACAGGGACCGATAGGAACTCTTGAGGCAGTAGTCTGGCTCATATAGTTTCCCTCCGATAATGTAAATCAAATCGCGCACCCCGGCCATAAGCGTCGAACTCCTCGCTGAACGTCTCCCCGGTTCTCCCGGCAAAGATCATTCTGAATCCTGTCGCAAACGGTTTCTGGTGCAATAAATAAACAATGCGGTCAAGTATTGTTTCTTGCGAATCATCTTCGGTCCATGCAGTGACTATCACTTCACCCACTGTCACCAAAGTTGTCGCGTCGAAAGTCTGATCTGCGAGTCCAGAATCATACACAATCACCACTTCGGGGAATGTGGGCTTTTCTGGCACTCGTTCTGTAAAGGTCTGAAAAGGAGCTGCAGTCGGCACGTCGAGCAGAGCAAGATACGTTGTGTCTGCGACGAGTCGATCATAGACTGCTGTCTTGACTGTGTTCATCTAATCGCCCTCGTAATGTACTGAGCCAACGTGTACAGAAACTTCCCTGAGTAATACAGCAGGGCTGGCTTCATGAACGGAAAGGCTCGGTGTGTCGATCCCGGTTTCGGTGCTTCGATGTATTCAGCATAAGACGCGACAGCTTTCACTTCGATTCCTGCGCCCTTCGGGCTGAATAGAACTTTCCCTGCGTTCATTGAGTTTATCAATACATTGCTCCACGTATAGAAACGATCATCAGGATGAGCTTTCGTCACCGACTTCGGTAAGCTCTTGCCCCTGTCGTGATTTCCCTGCATGTGCTGAATCACTTGATTCGCGCCCACTTCCAGGGCTGTCTTCGTTTGAGCTGTTGTCAGCATCTTTACGATTGACACGTTTCCCGCGAACTCTCGAATCCCGTTGTTTTCCAACTTCGTCAAGCTCCCTTAATTCTTCGATTGAATAGACGGTTCCTTTATATGAGATATAAGAATCGCCTCTCTCGATTGCTTTGTCGATATGAAATGTGGTCAATCTTCCTGGTAGCATTTATCTACTCTCCACTAATTGACAGATTATTTCTTTGTGATCTTCATACAGCTTCACGAACTTCGTCTCGTAGTAGTCTGTCTCGCCCGTCTCTACGATCTCTTGACCTACTGACACGGTGCTCGACAACGGAAAAAAAACTGTATGCGACCCTTGCATGACTTCCCCGTTCGCTGCTCTGTCGAAAGTGCCACGAATAGGGAATATGGCACACGTTCCCGTCCAAACGGCTGTGGTGCCACTTCTCCACGATCTACCACTCGAATCAATAACGGTAGCGGAGAGAACAGTCACCTGTCGCTCTCCGCTGTCTCGAATGATCACCATCGTGTCAGAAGCTCGGCTCATTGCGCCAGATCCCCGACATATTCGGATATATCGATCCCGAACTCGTCAACGCCCAACGCAATGTGCCTCACGTCTTCATACGGTTCCGACTCCACAGCCAACCGATACTGCTCTCGCGCTTTCAGCAACGTGGACAAGATCTGACTTTTTCTCACGGTCTTGTCTCCGATCTTATAGTCGGCTATAGAATCGGGCGATGCCACCAGCGTTGCGATCTGAGTATCAATAGCTGCAAGAATAGCCGTAACCGTTGCCATCAGCCGCTACCTACCGACTGTATGACATATCTGTTTGTGATCGCGCCACAACCGCCCATCCATCGAGCTTTCACCTGATAGATGACATCGCTGTTGAACTCTTGCTCGTTTCCTGGCTTCGCTTGAAAGGTCTGAAGAGGGAAAACTTCGGTGAACACGAACTGCTTTTTGAAGTCTCCGAGATACCAGTACAACGAGCTTTGCAGCGAATTGACATAGCTACTTGAGATCACCTGTACCTCATTGTGCCAAGGGTTCGTCACCCCTTGATTGTAGGTGGCGATCAGAGTCGATTGAGAGTTGATAATCTTGTTCGCAGTTCCTCTCAAGGGAGCACCAACGAGCAAAATCTTCGGGTCGAACATGATCACTTCACCCTGCTCATCTGTGAATGCAGCTCCAGCGGTGTAGGCAGCATCGAGATCTGTTTCGTCTGCGAGAACATCGACGATCTGATTGTCCAGCGTTGCTGTGGTGTACGGATCGGTTGACGTGCTGCTGTACAGAGTCGCTGCTGTGCCAGCTGGTCTCCATGCCGCGTAGTCGCCGCTGTTGGTGATACCAAGAACCTTGTCGAAGATCTCTTTGTCTTTTCGTATGCTTGCAGACTCTCCGACCTGAGCAGCTCTCATCATCATCTGTCCGGTCTGATCGAACTTGATCGCTTCCTCGGTCAACGGAACAATTCTGCCCCATTTGCGGTTACGAATCTTGTGGTACTTCTCACCTATCGCCCCGCGAGTATATTCGATACCCTCGGGAACTTCCATGAGTTCATGGTCGTCGGTGAACCCAACGATAGTCTCGTCTTTCACGCTCGACGGAATAACCGTCACAAGAGCATCGGTCATCCCTTGCGCTTTGTTGTACCCTTCTTGAATGACTCTGTTGATCAATGATCCCGTTATCTTGGGGAACATCGTGGAGTCCACAGACTCTTGTATCTCGAAATCGCCCTCTTTCAATATGCGATTCGAGATTTCCTTTTCTTTGCCGAGGTTCGGTCTTCCGAGAGCTTCGTAAAGCCCCTTTAGTGAAAACTCTTTTGTGTCGAACTTCGGGTCGTTGATCCTGTTGATCATTTCTGCGGCGAACCTTTTGTCGCCTACTCTCTCTCGCAGTTCTCCTGCTCGTTTCCAATCCATTCAATTACTCCTTAGGTCGTTGACGTTTCGCGCTGGAATCGACCATTCAAGAATGACACAAGAATCTTTGTTCCCGCTGCGGGATAATTCTCGGCTATTAGCGCGACCACCATCGAACCGGAAGTGAAAATATCCGTGATCGTTCTCTCGCCAAGACCCTGCGAAGACAGAATCTCCAACGAGTCACCAACCACATAGGTTCCACTGGTGATATCGTATTCCCAAACCGTTGAAGGATTGAGCATCGCAACTCTGACTTTCGATCCCGTGGTGTCTGTGGTCGGACTCGCGCTCATCGCGACACCGATCAGCCCGGAAACGTCTGTCGAGAGACTACAAGGAGTACAGTTTCCCGTGTTCCCCGTTTCCATTTTCAGCATATCGCCTATTTCGATTGCGACAGTTGCCGATTTCGTGATCCACTTATGATCAAGCGGACCTCTGCGGTAACGATAGGTATTAGACATACGTTACTCCCTTATGATTCCCGTGAGATTGTCGAACTCGCCGTTGACTTCGCTTTCTTCGAGTTTCTCGGTGCTGCCACCCATCCCGGTAACGCCTTTACCTTCGGAAACAAGTTTCTCGCGGTCTTCGATGAGCTGTTTGACCGAAGCAGTATCTTCGGCGTTGTCCAACTGTTCGCGGAAAGTTTTGCTGACGTGAGATTCTTTCAGCTTGCTTTCCTTGAGTGCTTTGTCGATCTCGGTTTTCTTTTCGGCGAGTTGCTCTTTGAGCTCCGACTCGTCTACTTTCGTCTTGAGAGCCGTATTGCTCTCAGTTAGCGTCTTGACCTGAGCCTCGAGTGCCGTTGCCTTCGAATCGCCCTGCAGACTCGCAGTGACCTGTTTCGTGATCTCTGAGATCAGGTCGGGTCTGCTTTCGGTCAAATCTTTTAATGAAAAGTCTTTGATTTCCAATTCGTTTTCCTCCGGCTTGGATTCAAATAGGTTTTTTGTCGATCCTGTTTCTGTTACCAGATCAATCGACGATAGAACTCCCACATCCACAACGTTTTCCATGAGAGCTTTTGAGTCATAGGTGACTTCGCCGAAAGCGTGAATCGAATTACCGATCTTGTCTGACATTCGCTCGACAAGCGGTTCGAACCACACCGCATGATTAGGCATATAGTGAAGATTCGCTCTCACTATTCCGTTCTCATCAAGGCGACCACCTTTGTAATGACCGAGAAGATCGCGTACACTTCGCACCCCGCCCCGCTGCTTCATCTCTGCGTCTGTAGCATGATCACAATATGCTTTCACACCCTCGACGAGAGTCGCAACAGATAGACGTGCCTTCTCTGTGTAGAATCTTCCCTTCGCGCTTCTGTGCTGTGGGAATTTGTTTCTTGAGGTCGGACTTAGAACAGCTACATTTTCGACAACGCAATTATCCTTATCCAGTTTCGCCCCCGCGAACTGAGAAGAAATACTCGCTTCGTGTATTTCCATGCTTCCTTCTCCCGTGCTGAATCGCCCTATCATGTTGATTTCAAGCACATTATTGATCTTCGATCTTATCTTTGCCGGGATATTCAGTTTGTCGTCTTTCGCGTGACTCTCCAAGACCTGAGCGACCGCCCTCAGAACATTCAAGTTCACCGCGCCAGCTGACTCATAGTACCCCGACTTCTTATCTATTTTCCCCGTACCTTGCCTGTACGGTAAATGCCATGTTGATCTTCGCTCTTCGTCGTCTACCCAAAGAAACGCTTTTCGCGGGAAGTTTCGTTTATCGATCTCGAACCACCCTGTGTTATTCGGGCTTTCGTGAAGTACCTTATTGACTTCCCCTGCCAGCCATGCCGCGAATAAAGAATTTTGGATAACCGTATCCATATTACCAATATTTCTTATAGTGTCGTTTTTCATCGATGTAGATTCTCTCTCCATAACCTACCAGCAAACCTTCTCTCTTGATCTCGTCACCATACTCGGAAATGAAGTACTCTTCCACCCCTTTATGATATTCGGATATTTCTCGCTTTCTCAATGCCGGGATCTCATCTCTGATTTTTCGACGTATCTCTGCGACTTCTTTTTTTTCTTCGTCTGTCGCGTGATAATCTATTCGCTCGAATTTCACACTCTTCTCGGCGATCTGATCGCGCAGCTTCTTTTCTGCGTCTTGCCATGTCCCGTTTCGATTCGCAAGATCGGCGCTGAACTCAATGAACAACGAACCCCCGCTGAGTGCGAGTCGTTTCTCGACTGCGTTCATATCCGCTTGTGTGAGCTTCTTCGATTTGATCGTTTCCTTTTTCGCTGCTGTCTTTACGTCTGCCATTTGTGCTTCTCTCCTAAGCTACATTTATTTGATCAACCCTGAATTCGTCCAAGGGTTCAATCGTGATATAACACTCGCACCACGGATGAGGGGTAGAGGGCGCACTTCCCGGGGGATAGTTCCCTGATCCCAATCCGTATAGATCTTGAGTTGCGAGTTCATTACAAATCGGGCAATCAGCCGGCGACCCTGATCGGTTCCATTTGTTCGAGCGGATCCAATCCTTCCCCTGGGAATACGCTGTCGTGCCGAGCCTGTACGCTCGGTTGCTTTCCGTTACTAACACACGTTGAGCGTTCTTTGCTGCTGATCTGTACACGCCACGCCCCGGAGGATGCTGTTTGAAGTACAGTCTCCACTTCTTTGTTCGCATATCTGAATTGGGAGACAAAAGAAGTTTTTTCATCTTCTGAGCGGTTACATTGAGCGGTGTCTGATCGATCAAATCGGTGATAATTGCTTGACGCATATTCGAGAGAGCGACCTGGTTGATATCCCATACCTTCCCGCTCAATTTTATCCCATCGACGGTTGTCTCTGCTGCGTCTGTGAGTCGTCTTGAAAGCTCAATGAACTCTTCTGAGCGCATATCGAATACCACTTTCGTTGCATAGATCTCCGCGGTATCAAGCGTTTTACTCAAACCGAGATTGACAGAAGAGGTCACGTCCTGCTGTACAGTCCGGGATACACTCGCCGAAAGTTCTTTGACAGTTTGCTCGACTCCGAACAACGTCTCTTGCAGCGTCTTTCCCTTAGAAGTCAGAACGATATTTGCTGTTCTGTTCCCGGCGACGATGTATTGTCTGTTTAGTCGAGTAACGGAAGCGAGCAGCATTCGTTGCTGCTCTTTTCTTCCAAGTGACATTATCTGTTTGATTTCGGGTTCGATCATATCGCCAACTTTTCTTGTCGCGTGAAATGATATATGCGGTCTGTCATTGCCTTGTGGTAGTCTGCGTCAATCTCAAATCCCATGTATTCGAAGCCCATATCGATACAAGCTATGATTGAGCTACCGCTACCTACGTGGGTATCAAGTATCTTGTCGCCTTCTTTGGCGTAGTTCTTGAGGAGCCATTTGTATAGGTCTATGGGCTTTTGGGTGGGATGTATGCGGTGTTCTTTGTTCTTCATATTCTCTTGCAACATACCATGCCACTTGTATTTGAATAATCTTACTGCTGTCTCAAAGGATGTCCACGCCAGCTCACAATCAGCAAAATCATTCTTGCCGTTGTCCTTATCCCAAACCACCACACAGCTTGTCGGTGGCAAATCAAAATGATTGCCCCCCCATATGATGCGGTTTACCGATACCCTATCTATCTCTTGGAAATACGTTTTATTGGGTACGGCGGTATCATTAAACGTGTGGTATTTTTTAGACTCTGCCAAACAAGAGCGGGTATGATTATTACCACCACCCTGCCCAATCCCATACGGCGGGTCTACTATCGCAAGCTCAAAGTACTTGTCGGGAATATCGGCCATGCCAGCCATGCAGTCCATTAAATATACTTTATTCAGAGTCAGCATTTGCATCCTCTTCGCCGTGATCGTCGTCTTCATTCTCTGGGTCATCTCTGCTCACTATTTCATCTGCTTCGTCTTCCATTTCCTCGAGCAGCAGCTCTTGTTCAACGTCATAATCCCTGCCGAGTTCCGCGCTTGCTGTATGACCACTCGCCCACCCCTGGTTGTTTTGGAGTATCAGAGCTTGAGTTTCTTTCACTACGTCTCGAACGGCAATGTCGGGATATGTGATCATGCAGTCTGTTGACATTTCTCTGGTGATCTCGACTTCGGTGATAACGTCTTCGTCATTCACTACGGGAACTGTCGCGATCTCATAGTCTGGTATTTCTCGATGATCGATCCCCGTCAGAATCACTTTCTCGTATATTTCTTGAAAGAACATCGAGAAGATATCTTGCCAGTCTTCGAACTCCATGACCGCAGGACCCTCAGAAACCATCGTCGAAGCATAGTTCGCGTTCGAAGCGTCACTCGTAACCATGAATTCAGGTAGACCGACTCCCGCTGCAATCGCCAGAAGCACCGCTCTACCGTCATGATGAACGTCTGCTGCGTCGAGCTTCGGGCTTTTGAAATCATAGTCAACTCCCTGATTCGTTGTGATAACAGAAACGCCCTCTGGTGCTTTCGTATACTTTGAATCGTCGGGTGCCGAGCTGTTCGCGGTGTTCTGATCTGATACGATGTTCGCTGCTTGTACTTTCGAGCCTGTCACTTTCTTGACGAGTGCGACAGTCGATCTCAGCTGAGAAAGTTTCATTCGTGTGTTCAGCCATTTGTAGTACATCGAGAGAAAAGGCATAATCACTTCGAGCAGAGATCGTCCGCGCAGAACGTCTGAATCGACGAGAATTTTAAGATGCAGAACTTCCTCTGCTGGAATGAGAGTGCTTCTGTACCAGTACCCCGTCACGTCTTCTATGTCTTCCGGGTTCGTCTCGATACCGTTCATGGAGTTCTTGACAGGTTGATCTCTTGGGTTTCTTATGTCTTTGGCATTCATGAAGCGAATGACAGGATCAACTCCGTCGATGAAAAAACGCACAAAGACTTCCCCGTCTCTCATTGCTCGACGCACAATTTCCTTCGCTCGTTTGAACATTTTGTTCCGTTTCCAGAAGTTGTCCCAATACGCGATCAGCTGCTCGTCTTCACTACCGGGATCGATCTTGAACCCGCGCCCTGCGATGTACTTTTCGAACAGTCGAATGATGTTTCTCGCGTGAGGATTCTTTACATACAAGCGTTGAGCAGATTCTCTCATCTCGTCTTGATCGGTTACGTCGAGCTTTCGAGCATCGCTGCCACCGATGAGCGACCACGCATCTTCGTCCCGATCCCTGAGTGCGTCTTTTGTCGTCGCTTCTGTTATCGCATATACCTTTTGCAATGTTTCGAGTTCGATCTTCTTTCTTAGAGTACGGACTTTAAAACCTTCAAACATATTTCACCTAACCCGTTTTAACTTCGGTTTTATCCCAACAAAACCCCAACCATTGTCGCCAGATCTGCAAATATCTTTCACCTTTGCGAGTATAAGACGACCAGTGTATTCGAGGAATTAGGTGTGTAATGAACCACTTCATATTCACTCCTTTGATTTTGGTTTGGGTTTCCCGGCTTTGCGGAATGCGATAGAAATTGCTTGTTTTGGTTTATAGCCAGTGCGGACGAGTTCTGAAATATTCCGGTTGATTACGTCCGTGGAAGTTCCTGTCTTTAGGGGCATAATCCCTCCCAGTTTCTTTCATATATCCTATTATCCTATATATTAACGCCGTTTTCAACATCTTTCTCAGAAAAGAACTGATCGCGTGATTCTGGTAAAACGTATATAGCGTATACAAATGAGTCACCTTTATCCGGGGAGCGTTGTAATCTCTTCTTGAAATCGTCCTTTGCTTCTGCTCTGAGTCTCCCGTCACTGTGTATCTTATACTGCATTCCGGTGAGATCTTCGATCAGTTCGGGATCGTCGGGAATGCTGATCACGTTGCCTTCTTCATACTGTCTCTCGAACAGATCTCGCGCAGTCATCCACATTTCGGCTCTCTGGTTGAAATACTTCTCGACCTCGAACGCTTTCTCTGAACTCACTATGCCGTAACACGGTTGACCCAACTCTGCGAGTCTGTCGAATACCCCGGCGCCTACACCTATCGCGTCCACCTGGACGATCTCGTTATTCGGTATCAAAGCTCGAACGATCCCCGTGGTTTCCATCGTGTTCTTTTTTCCCCAGACGGTTTGCAGTACAACGACTTTGTTTTTGTACTGAGTGAGGACTGTCTGATCGTCGCCCATTCGCGCGACGTCAAGCCCCCAGATTGCCGGTTGAATGTATCCATCGGGTGTAACTTCTGCGTTGATCGCGCTCTCGACCCATTTCAGCGGGATAATGTTGTTGGTCCCGAACGTGCTGAACTCGCCGAGTACCTTCGTTTCCCACATGAACTTATTCGTCTCGTACCACTCGTCGTATCGATCTCTGATCCACTCTTCCGAAGCGATCTGAACAGTGTTGCCACGCTTCAACGGCCACTCTGTACCCTCGTGAGGCTTGCCGTATTCATAGAGCTTTGGATTGACTTCTTTTCTGAACTCCGGGAAATTCGCGATATCGACAAGGGGAGAATCGAACGCCGAGAGGCGTATCTGCTTCCACTGTGACCGCTGTTCTGAATGATGCTTCCTGAAATTACTCTGCTGATCTGCTCCGTCTGTCGTGCTGAGTTCGAGCACACAACAGAATCCACCCGTAAGAGATCCCTCGATTGAGTCCTGCAGCCAAGGAGCGACACCCTTTGCTTCGTCTACCACCCACAGAATAAACGGCGCGTGTTGCCCTTCCATGCGGTCTGCGCGGTCTGTCGAGAACCCAAACATGAACCATTCCGGAGCGATCTTCACCGACATTTGAGTCTGCTGGCCATAGATCCGCTTGCCAACTCGCTGATATATTCCCCCGATTTCTTTCCAGAGCAGCTTCTCGACGAGCTTGTTCGTGGGTGCTGTAGTAATGACTATCGAGTTAGGGAAGAGGTTGAGAAAGGTTACTGCGATATTCGCTGCGGTAAATGTCTTTGATATTCCGTGACAGGCTCGAACTGATACTCGCTGGTACTTCCAAACGTAGTCGATGATCATTCGCATTCCAGACCACAGATACGCGCCGAGCTGCTCTTCGATGAAAGCTTCGGGCTTTAGAACATAGTCAATCGTCGGGTTACTCATCTTTTTCTTGATCTTTCCTGAACTGCTTCATTGTCTCTGCGACGATATCGATATATGGTTTATTCGCGGCAACGTCCCTTGCTGTCACGTCCACGTCAATCTTGATCTTTGATTCTGCGTCTATGCCGTGAATGTCTTTGAGGTCGTGAGCAGCTTTCAATCTGACATTCCAGTCTTCGACAGTGATTGCTTTATCACCACGAATAATGATCCTGTTCGCCCCAAGTGCTCCAGCTATTACTTGCGAGACCCGTTCTTCCCCGAGTCCGAGTTGAGAGAAGACTTCGCTCCAAGTGCCGATCTTCTTTATGATCAGCTGCTTGATTTTGTATCCCTCTTTCGCGGCGTTCATTTTTGACATTTTCGTCTTCGGTGTGTACGCCTTATAACACTGGTCAAGACGTTTCCCGTCTACAAAAAGAGCGTGCATAAATTTGAACTCTTTGACCGTAAGTTTTTTCGGTTCTTTCATAACCACTCCAAGAAAAGTCCGCTGCCAGTTAAGCGGACTCTGTTTATTTAAGCTGTCTTTTCAAAATCTTTGTTTACTTTTCCCTTTGTAAGGAGATAGAAGATCGGCGTATCTACTGCAGCAATACAGATCTTGAGAAGATATTGCGACAACATCATCCATGCAAGGTTCGGCACACTACCAGCGAACGCGATCGATATATAAATAGCGGTATCGAGAGCTTGAGAAGTCATCGTCGAGGCGTTGTTGCGAATCCACTTATGCTTGCCATTAGTTTTCTTTCCCATGAAGTCGAAGAACCACACGTCCCACGTCTGAGAAACTCCATACGCCACCATCGATGCCAACACGAACTTGAGGTTAGTCCCGAGCAGAGTATTGTATGCTTCGTCAACGTTTTCCGCGAACGATGCTGCTGGCAACCACTTTGTGAAAAGAATCATTAGCGCAGCAAACACCGTACAGATAAACCCTATGAGAACCACTTTGTTTGCAGTCTTTTTTCCATAGAGCTCGCTGATCAGATCGGTCATCAAGAAGGTCACTGCGTATAAAAGAAACGCGCCGGGAACGATGAACCCAAAAATATTGAGCACCTTTCCAGCAACGACATTGGAAACTACCAACGCAGTAACGAAGATTGCAATTATGATCTGCTGTTTAAGTTTCATATAAACTCCTGTTTATTTATTTCTCGTAACTGGCAACGAGATATTCACTAAAATTTCTCAAGGTATTCCGCATACAACAACCATTGCATGAAATTGTGTTTCGCTACCTCGTACGCCTTGAGCATCATTCCTTCTGGTGGTTTGGATTTTTTCATCCCTGTTCCGGTGAAATGGTACATATATCCACCGATGTTTCCGTGAACCCACGCTGTCGAGTCTACACTATCGAATCTATATTCCTTAATGTTCTGCTTCGTAAATCCAAGCCCGTGTATCTTACAGCCGTTTTTGTGCGAAATCTGTATCAGTTTTTTTAATGCGGGGTAATCTATCGGCCGGATCTCCCTCGATACTATCCCGCCAATCGCTATGTATTTATAATCCTCTACCATTCGGTGAAAGTAATCCATTCCCCTCGAAACGTGCCACACCGGAATGCTCTGTCTCCCTGTTGCCTGTTCTATGGTGTCTCTGTATTCCTCGACCTTTTCCAATCCGGTCACAACGTCGATATCGAGTTCGTAGAATAACTTGATTTTGTATTTCTTAATTACCTTGATATATCTCTGCACGTACTCTTTCCAGTCCGGTGACTCCGCGCTATTCTCCATGAAGGTATAAGCCCCGGAATCCAACATGAAACCTTTGTAATAAGGAACCGCGTCATATTGCCATTCTTTCGCATAAAAGAACGATTCCAAAGAATAGACTCTACGGAAAAACTCCATATCGTTTTCAATGTCGTTTTTCAACCAGTTCTTCCGATATCCGTTATTATCTGCTAAACGCATTTTCACGGGGTGTTTCCTAAGCCTATTATCTGACATCGTTTGAGCGAGATAAAGTTTCATGATTTCTACATATCCGTCTTTCGGCCATGACTTGAGACTGGCGAGATATATTTTCACTCAAACACATATCCACACTTCGGGCATACCGTGTGCTTCTCTGCCTTTTCCTTTGTCCCGTGTTTGAAGAAGTCGTCGATATTCACTTCTATATCTTTTAGGTCAATAGCAGAACCCATGATCTGAGTCATATCCTCGACCTTCATCGGTGTGAGAAACTCGTCAATACCTTGCTGCGTGAATTCTCCGAACTGGCTGAGGTAGCTCGTCATGCGTTGCTTTGCTTCCGCGAGGTCTTTCGCCTTGATGAATACGGCTTTCAGTTCGGGTAGTTGATACCCCTCTTCTTTCATCCGTTTCAAAGCGTCGAGTCGTTGCACCCCGTCCAGTAGTCGCAAGCGTGTTTTTGTTTTTGTTTTGCTTTTCCAGACATAGAAAACAGAGTCGAAGCCGTTTTTTATTATGTTGGTTTTAAGTTTCTGATACCCTGTATCCGTTAGAACTTTCAGGTTCCCTTGTATGTTCTCGAGCTGTTCGAGCTCAACTGTTCCGAATCCCACGATGGTGTTTTTGATTTGTGCCATGTTACCTCTTCTTGTCTAAGTGGTGATAGAAATATAGCCTACTCAAAACGGCATTGCAACTTCTTTGATGCTCGTTATCTCCCGGTAGCACTTCTGGAAATCCTCGACTGTCTTCGGTCTTCTGCCAAGATGATTATATATCAATTCGAGAATCGCAAGTTCAAGAGGGTAGTCCACGGTGTTTTTCCAGAGAGATTGCTGTCTGTCTACGAGATCCAGAATATCAACCATCTTCGGTTCATGTAGAAAAGGAACGTCTTCCACCGCCAGCGGTATTGTCCAGTATTGCGAAGCGTGAAGCTGTCGATATTTCCCCGGTGCAGCATAATAGTATTTCTCATAATCGAGATACCATTGCTTCGCTTTTATTCCGGTGTGCATGACGAACCCCGCAGGGTCGAACATCGCGGTCGAAGCGTAGACAATGTGATTCGGATCGGTCTTGCAATAGTTGATCATTCGCTGCGTCATTCTGTTGTCCATGAACGGAGCATCGCCACAGATATCGAGAATGAAATCAAGCTCGTTCTCGTTGATACATTGCATATGTCGCTCGATCAGAATATCCGGATGTCCTCTGGTCAAGCTCACTCCGTAATCTGAGGCGATCTCTTCGAGCGGATCGTCTGACTTTAGATAGGACGTGCAAACGATTATGTCGTCGAGCTGGTCAAGCTCCTGCAGCTGCTCGATGAGGTGCGCGAGTATCGGTATCCCCGCGATCTTTGCTATTACCTTGCCAGGGTATCTCTCGCTGTCGTACCGTGCCGTGATCATTGCTCCAAGTTTCATGTTTTCTCCTTTTCTTCGATTGCTATTTGTATCTGACAACCCATCCCGTGAGATATAGCCAGACCGCAGCCGCCCGATGTGATTTCCTTATACCAATCTATCTCATCGCACAGACTTTCTATTGCTTTCGCTGCGTCATAATCCACCTTCCCGACTCTGAAATCTTCCCTTATTTCCAATATCTCTTGATCTTTCATGTTTTTATTCCTTTCCTTTTTATTCTGACTTGTTCTTCCTCGTCTGATATCTCCACTAAAGTTGCTGCGTATTTTCTAAGCCCTGATATGAATCGTAGTGTCTCAAGATGCTTCTCGAACCCCTCGCGCTGATATATAGGAACGATCAATCTTCGCGTTATCATATCTTCATATCCGCGTGGATCTGGACTTTCCCGTTCACCATTTCTACCGGGTCGCCTTCTTGAATATCTTCTCCGGCTGTAAAATATTTCGGTGTATCGATTTCAGGTATACCGGGATTTGATTGCGCTCCGGCCATCCCTCTTGTATCTCCCCATTCTCCTTGGCAATACGCCCCTTTCCAAAAGTCAAAAAGTTCTCTGCATAAATCAAGATTCATATTTCTGGTTTGGTTCCCGAACGAAGCACACGCGACACGCAACCTCCCTTCGTCGTCTCTAACCAACGACCCGTATAGCGCCGCAACGGTTTGGACTTTCAGAGTATCGTTCGTTGCATGGAGCATGACCGCATTCAGATATGTACCAAGCCGCAAATGTGGTGATGCGTAATGTACGTCTACTTTTATTTTATTGAATAGCTCCACCGTCAATTCGACCGCGGCTTTTATCTGTTCTTCTAAAGAGCTTAGTTCCTTTTTAGTCATTGTATCCCCTCCATGTGATATTTTTCGTCGAGTGAATAAAACATACAATGAAAATCCTGCTCGACCTTATTCGTGATTCCTTTTTTCTTTATCCAGCATCTCGCCATTTCGCAACCTGTTTTCGTCAGCATATCAGAAGTAAATTCAAGCCAGCCGTTGCCGGTGTTTTCACTCACGTCGAAATAGATCGCTGATTTTTTCTCGTCAACAAAAAACAGAACTTTCAGACCTTCTTTATTCAGCTGTTTGAGTTTCTTCTTTATTTTCTTCGCTGTCACTTCTTTTGCCTCCCCCAAATCTTCCCGGTGATACAAACGACTTGTGAAATTCACCGCTCGTTTTCACGATGCTGACAATTCCCTTTCTCCCGTTTCTCGAATGAAATATCTTTCGTTTGTTCTTGGCTTT